CCAAGCAGGACTAAATTGGGGGATGTAATTGAATTGGGTAAACATAGGGTGCTTTGTGGCGATAGTACAAAAATAGAAGAAGTAGAGAATTTAATGGATAAACATCTTGCTGATGTTGTAGTAACGGACCCACCTTATAATACTAGAATGGAAGGGAACCCAAACGACGAGAAAGCCAGGCTTTCTCATATGTTTAATGACAAAATAGAAAATTGGGAAGAATTTTTGCAAGATATATTTGCAAACTATATAGCATATACAAAAGGAGACTGTGCTTTCTATTGTTTTATAGATTGGCGTAGAGTAAACGATATCCGTTCGGAGATGGAAAAACATATGGATGTCAAAAATGTGATTGTGTGGGATAAGAAAGTACACGGATTAGGGAGTGATTATAAATCAACCTATGAACTTTGTGTAGTAGGAAAGAAAGGTAAACCTGAAATAAGTAATAGATTTGATTTAGACTATCAAGATATTTGGAGACTGCAAAGGGAAATGGGACGGAATAAAGATCATGCAACAGCTAAACCAGTTGAACTATGTGAAAAACCTATTAAGCACGCTAGTAAAACAGATGATATAGTAATGGATTTGTTCTTAGGTAGTGGAAGCACTTTAATTGCAGCTGAAAAGACCGGGAGAATATGTTATGGAATGGAATTAGACCCTAAGTACGTTGACGTTATAATACAACGTTATGTCGACTATACTGGCAATGAAGATATTAAGATTAATGGTATAAAAACAAAATGGACGAAAAAACAATAAAACCTAAAATAACAGGTATAAAACAGGAGAAAACAGGAAAACCTAAAAAAGATACTAAGTTTAAGAAAGGTGAGTCTGGTAATCCAAAAGGTAGACCAGTAGAATCATTAAATTTTAAAACTAAATGGCTTATTTTTATAGATAAAATAGCAAAGCAAAACGGAATTAGTGTTGATGAAGTAGATAGTCAAATGCTTACTGTAGCATATAAACAAATGCAAAAAGGGGATTATAGATATTGGAAAGATATACAGGACCGAGTATATGGACAAGCTACTCAAAGGACAGAATCAGAAAGTATAGTTAATATAAAAGTAGAACTAACAACTGAACAAAAAAAGAAATTAGATAGTCTCCTGGGTTAATATGACAAAACAAGCCTTAAATAAAGTAATAAATGGAACAAAAGACGAAAGGATATATTTATGCGAGAAGTCCTTTATGTTATTTGCTATGTATTACTTCACAGATTACTTCACTTACCCGGTAGCAGAATTTCACAAAGATTTTAATAATGATTTACACGATTTAGTAGACGGGAACATTAGAGAGGTAGCTTGGATAGCTTTTAGAGAAAGTGCTAAGACGTCCTATGCTAAATTATTTGTGATCTGGCTTGTAGCTTATAATAAAAGGAAGTATATAAACGTGGACTCATTTGATAAAGAAAACGCTGAGAGAATACTCTTTGATGTGGCTTTTGAGTTGGTAAATAACGAAATGCTACAGTCAGATTTCGGAGTATTGTTTTCAAAGGAACGAGGTATAAAGGATATTAAACAAAATAGAATTAATAACTTTATTACGGAAAACGGAACAAGAGTAGAAGCTCACTCAACCCAAGAGTCAGTTCGTGGACGTATTCACTTGAATCAACGTCCAGACTTTTTATTACTAGATGATATTGAAACAAACAAAACAAAAGAAAGTGAGGCATATACTAAGCAAGTTAGAAGCCATATCACAGAAGCTATGGCTGGGATGTCGCCTGATGGGTTTATGTTGTATTTAGGGAACTATATAACTGAATACGGGAATATACAGTGGCTAATGGACCGAGCAAAATTAGATGAGGGACTTAGGATAAGAAACGTGCCTGTTATGATAGACAATGTCCCAACTTGGCCCGGGAAGTATGCCTTGACGGATGAAGAAGCAAAGAAAGAAAACAAAGTGTCTATCGAAGACAAACAAAGGCAATTAGGGTCCTTAGTTTTCTCTTATGAAATGATGAACGAGCCTATTGATGAAATGCTTGCAGAGTTTAAAAAAGAGTATGCACAGTTTGCAACCGAGCAAGAAGTAGCCAATAAGGAAACTTGTTGCTATATAACTATTGATAGCGCTGTATCTGAGAAAGAAAGTGCGGATTTTACAGGGATTACAATTAATCGCGTTTCCCGGGAGAATAAGTGGTATATTAAGACTTACAAGCTAAAAATAAACAGTAAGGACCTTATAGATCATCTATTTTACTTGCATACTACCTATAAGCCTATGTATATGGGCATAGAAGAGACAACATTCACGATGGCTATACAACCATTCATAGAGGACGAAATGCGCAAGAGGCAGGTATTCTTTAGCGTTACTCCAATGAAAACTAGATCCGTTCAGAAAGAAATAAGGATCAGGGGACTAATACCAAGATGGGAAAGTAAGTCAATATTCTTAGTCGGGGATAATTTAGAATTACTAGACGACATGAGGACCTTTCCTAACGGAAGACATGACGATGTACTCGACTCGTTATCATATCAATTACCAATAGCAAGACCACCTTATTTCAAACCAGTTAACCGTAGCGCAGAAAAAGAAACAAATCCTGCGATTTAGCTTGACTAGGTAATGTGTAAGGTAGTATAATTAATTCAATGACTCAAACTAAAACTAAGAAAAAAATATACAATATTAAATTTTTATTTAACGGACTAACATTCAATAAGCGTTCTTCGGACGTCGATAAAGCAATTATCGATGTAAAACCTGACGTCTTATACACAGAAATGTATGTGGTTATAAGTAAAAAAGGAGATACAACTGAAAGGAGATTAAATTTAATGCAAGGAAAGAAATTATTTAATAACGAAGTTTTTAGAGAAATATTTATAAATAACTTATTGCTAGAATAAAATATGGATACACAAAATGTTTTCGAATATATTAAAGGAGCCGAGAAGGCTTGGAAAATAGATAGAGTTCCGATAACAGAAAGTAAAGATTGGAACATGGCAGAACACATTGAAAGATGTACTGCAGTCGCCAATGGATGGTTTTTTAGAGGTTCGAATGAAGAAAATGACAACAGACCTTATGACGATATTGTTACTCCTATTGTGGATGTGGCTTTTCGTAGTGAGGGGTTTGACGTTAAGGACATAGTGCCTTATGTTAATGATGCTAAGCAGTCTTATAAATCGTTTCTCGTTAAGAAGTACCATCCTGAATGGGCTAGAAAGAATCAGTTAGATACTTTCATTGACGAAGTAGTAGAATCATCTATCATTTACGATTTAGTGTTAGTTAAAGACGTAAACGACGTCCGACCGGAAGTAGTAGATTTAAAAACAATAGCTTTCTGTGACCAGACAAATATTATGTCCGGGCCAATTTGTATTAGACATCAATTTACACCACAAGAACTAGTAGAAATGAAAGGGAAGTGGAATGATGATGCAATAGACCAAGCTATCGTGATGGCTATGTATGAAAAGAAAGTCAGTACAGCGAACGATCAAGTTATTAAGACTCCCGGGAAGTATATAGAAGTTTACGAGCTAAGAGGAAACCTACCAGAAACTTGGAACGATGCGAATGGGGAAATATTTAAATATACACCGCAAGCGTTCTATGTCTGCTACTATACATCCGAGGACGGAACTAAAAGTGGTATAGAATTATACTCTGGTAAAGATAAAAAACTGTCAGAGAATTTCAAAGCATTAAAAATAGATGGAGTACGTTCTAAAGGTAGAACCTGTGGACGTTCACTCGTTGAGAGATTATTCCAACCACAAGTTTGGAACAATTACTCCGGTATTAAGATAAAGAGAATGTTAGACTCTGCGTTTAATTTAGTTGTTACAGACAGTACCGAACTAGGCGACCAGAAATTGACAGACCTTAAAACAAATACAATTCTTAAGCAGGAGAAGGGAGCTAGTACTCAAAAGATTAGTTCTGACCTAGGAAACCTAACAGCATTCCAAAACTATATGACGGACCAGAGAGAAAGCGCCAGAAAGTTGGGGAACGCATCAGAAGGATCACTAGGAATGAATCCATCGTCATGTACTCCATTTGCTCTAGAAGACTTGATAGTAAATGAGGGACAAGGTATGCACGTGTATAGGCAGGGGAAGATAGCGACATTCTTCGGAGATGTATTATACCCGGACCTTATCCTCCCATATCTAGTGGATGAAATGAATAAAGGTAAAAAGTTCTCAGAGGAACTAACTCTAGACGAGCTCGCAGAAATAGCTGATTCTATATCCGAGAACACAGTAGAGAAACAAATAAACGAAATAATAATGAAAGGCGATAAAGTTCCAACCACAGAGGAAAGAGAATTAATGAAGGAAGCATTAAAAGAACAGATTGTAAATGGTAAGACACCATTATATTCTAACGGCCGAGGCTTCTTTGAAATAGTAAAAGATGATATTAAGGATATCCCAGTAAAAGTATTTGTTAATATCGCAAGTAAGCAGAAATACCTAGCAAGAAACGCAGATAAATTATCTAGAGTATTCCAAATGCTTATTGCTAATCCTCTAGCATTCGCACAAATACCAGACTTAGGAAGTGCCTTTAATCAGATCATAGAAAGTTCCGGGTTAAGTCCTATTAACTTCTCTAAGATAGTAAAAGGATTACAAAAACAAGCTGTTGATGTGAATACGACAAAAACTGCCCCAGTGGTCGGAGGGGAAGAATTACAAGCAGAAGACAAAAAACAATTAACAAAGTAAATTTATGAAAGATTATTTAACAGATTTAGAAGTAGTAAAAATTGAGACATTTTGCGCTGACAAGGATATGTATGAGGCGGTTAAGAAAGTTATGTTAGCCAGTATATATACTCAGGGGACAGTCAAAAAAGGTAAAGCAACAAATCCATTATTAAACGGGGCATTTAGTTTAGCTGCTATGTCAACTAATAATCCTATACCAGATGAAGTATTGGGACAGAATATTAGAGCACAGTGGGCAGGAGTTAATGCTTTAGAGAATGGAATGGCCGAATTAAAAAAAATTAAAAGTAAAATAGAAAGTCCTTATTCTGAAAAGAATGAGGCAATTTAATCATGTACAATTATAAAAATATAACAGCTAGTACGCTTATAAAAACTGGCTCAGGAGAATTAAAGGGGATGTATGTAAATTCTACATCGTCTGGTACCATTAAAATATTTGACGGGATAACAGGGACAGCAAGTGCGGGAGTAAAAGCAACAGGAGTGTTTACGGCATCTGATGTATTTACAGACGGAGAAACGGTTGCTATTGGAAATAAAACTTATACATTTGTTACAACATTAACGAGTTTAGCAAACCAAGTTTTAATCGGAGTATCCGCAGCAGTAACATTAGATAATTTAAAACTAGCTATAAATGCAGGAGCAGGCGAGGGTACAGTTTATAGTTTTGGAACAGAAGCTCACACACAAGTAACCGCAACTACAAATACAGACACAGCTCAAACAGTTGAGTCTATTAAAGTTGGAATTATTGGAAATTCTATTGCAACTACAACTGACTGTGAGGACGTAGCTTGGGGAGCATTAGTATTAGAGAGTGGTGTTGATATAGAAACTCTTATGAATAATACAATAACTCCTACAATAGGATATCATCCATTTGGAGAAGTTAATTTCACTAAAGGGTTGTATGCAACTATCGGAGCGACATTAGATGTGACACTTTATTATCAGTAGTATTTGCTAAAATAAAAGTAAGGTAGTATAATTATTAATAGTATGAGTTATAATTCTCTCCTAAAAATTACCTAACGTGTATCATTCCACATTTGAATGACTAACAAAAAACATATCATTATGGATAATGAAAAAGAAGTTATCGTTGACACCAACGAAGATGAGAAAGATGAAACAGCAGACACAGATGAATCATCTGAGGAAGCTGAAGAAGAAACCGCTGAAGAAGTTACTAAAGAGAGATCTGAAGAAGCTCCTGAAGCAAGGAAAGCTAGACTTGAAAGACAACTTAATCAACATCAGAAGAAATATCCTGATTTGTTTAAGAAAAAAGAAACTGCAAGCTCCGGCAAAAAATCAGAAGAGATGGGATATGGAGAGAAAGCCTTTTTAACCGCTAATGGTATTAAAGGAACTAAAGAATTTGATTTTGTTAATATTGAATTAGCTAAGTCAGGCGAAGAACTTGAAAGCTTACTAGAAAATGATTATTTTCAAAGTAAATTAGAAAAGTTTAGAGAACTGAATAGAACATCCGCTGCCACTATCAAAGGCAAAGACTCAAAAGGTATTCAGACTAATACAGTCGAGTACTGGGCGAGTAAAGACATTAAAGATGTCCCTCATGATATGAGACGTGATGTAGTTAATCATAAACTAAAACAAAGCCAATCTAAGGGAAAATTCTATAATAGCCCCAACTAATCTGATACATTATTAAATTTATCAGCTAATAATTTAACAAATAACATTATTAGAAAAAATATATGGCAGTTATCCCAACAATTGAGTACGAAACAAAATTGCAAGAGAGACTAGATGCTCCAACATACTGGAAAGAAGTATGTCTAGTAAAATATACCGATTCAGGTATATGGAGAAACCCTTATTTAACAGATGCTACAGTCGGATCAGGAACTCGCGGTTCAGGATATACTCCTTATGCAGTTGCTACAACAGACGACACTGTATCAATAACTGACTATGTTTACTCAGCGCCAGTTATAGACGATGCAGACCTAGCGCAAAAGACATTCAGTGATTGGATGGAAGTTTCTGACAACGTTGCAACTCTGTTAGACGAGAAAATGGAAACAGCTATGCTTGCTGAACATGCACAATGGACAAACTTCGGAAACGATGCTATTGGTGGTGCATCAGGAAACATCACAGTTGCTACATCAAACATCAAGAAAATCATCACAAGTATGAAGCGTAAAATACGTGAAGCTGGTGGTGCAAAATTACTTGCTCGTAATGGTGGATTCATCGTATGGCGTGAAGCTGACTTTGAATTAGTGGAAACACTAGCATCCGCAGAAGGTTTTAATACTGCAGATGACGCTTTGAAAAACGGTATTAAGCAAGGATTTAAGTACATGGGTATTGAGCATTATTCAACTTCAAAAAATGCAGCTAATCACATCTTCGGAGGTGTTAAGAAAGCGTTTGCAGTTGGTATTGTTAAGTCAACATATGGAAAGGTTAAAGAAATTATCAATCCAGTTGTTGGTGGAGCTCAAATCTCAGGTATAGGTTTAGAGTCAAGAATCGACTCTAAGTTTAAAGCTTGGACCAAAATGGTACCTGTGCTATTCGATATCTTGGTAGGTTAAGTTTATAGTCGTAGAATTATTATTAGTTAAACGAATATAAATATATGTCTTTATCAAAAGGAAAATATCCAAACTTCGAAGGAATGACACTTGAGCCTTTCAACATTCTCCCAACAGCAACGCAGGGAGCAGGCAATAGTATTCCACCAGAAGTTCGTGTTGCAAAATTAGGGGCCAATGTTACAGGTGTTAATGATTTCACAGTCTTGCCATCTCTAGCATCAGTCCCAAGTGGTCACACTATCACTATAATTGCAGGTGCAGCTAACAGTGAACTTAGAACTCCCGCTACATCTAATGAGGAAATAAACTCAGAAGACTGTGGGCACTAAGGAACTCCTATTAACCGCAACTAACATCTACTTTGTTACCAAAATTGATAACACAATTGGATGGATGTGTGAAGGAAGAACAGCTATTGGGGCTTACGCCGCAGCAGTCGTTCCTGACTAGTGTTTTAATCCAACTCCTCTCTATTAGGGGGGTTGGGACTAGGACATTATTAATAACTAAATAAAAATATGAGCATAAAATTTAGCGATACAACAACAAGAAACGGCCTTATCCAATTAATAGAGAGGAACTTAGGCTTTACAAGAGACAGAATTAGTGATGATACTGACTTACTAAAGGATTTTACTGCAGATATTAATTTGTCTATCGATAGTTTACTTAGGATAATATTCAAAGCTTCAGGGAAGTGGCAATTTGACGATGCAAATCACACAGATTACCCATTTATTACGACAGATATATTATCAGATCAACGAGATTACTCATTCACTACAGATGAGCAAGGAAATGTGATATTAGATATTTATAAAGTAATGATAAAAGACCCAACAAGTCTGCTTTTCAATGAAATTCATCCTGTGGACCAAGAAAATGGTCTAGATATGCAGAGCTTTTATAGTGGGCAAGACACTACTGGTACTCCAAGTCGGTACGATAAGACTGGAAACGGTATATTTTTAGATTCCTTACCCGGATAT